TAATACATCTGCATTTGAATTAGCTGCTGCAAAAACAGAATTAGCTGTAACTGATTTTGCTAATAAAGTATCTTTAAGAGATGATGTAACTGTTGGATCAACTTTTGGATTTCTTGCAAAAGAAGCAGGTAAAAGTTTTGTAGAAGGTCTTTTACAGGGAGTTACTCAAGGCGGTATTAATCCAGTAGCTGCTACTGTTGGTGGCAGTGTAATTTTTGGAGGTCTTAAAGCTGGATTTGATATAGCTACATCAGACATGGAAGGATATGGTTTTGGAGATTTTCTTTCTGTCGCGATTAATAATACAATTCCTTTTGCAGATTTTTTCGGAATAGGTACTCCTGTAAAAGATTCTGCTTTTGGTTTAGGAATGGAAAGTCAACAATATGCATTTGACTCTTTAGCAGAAGATACTTTTTCTTTCGGTATTGAGAAAAAAGATGTAGATGATTTTTTAGATGATCCATATAATAGAAATTTAAGAGAAACAAAACAAGAAGAAAGTTTAAAATTTTATAAAAATGAAATAGAAAGAGCTAGAAAAGAAGTTGAAGCAAATGCAGCGTATTATGATCGTGAACAAAGACGACAATTACAAATAAATGAACAAATAAAACAACAGCAAAGAGAGAAAGCTGCTGTTGATGCCGAAAAAGCTCGCGTTAATGAAATAAAGGGACTTATTGAAAAAGGCAACAGACTTACTAATCGGCGTCAAATTGTAAATGTAACTACTGATGTAGATGTAG